GATAGTGTGGTCCACTGGTTTCTTGACCTAAAGGAGGGTCAGAAGTACTGTTGGCACCATATGGAGTATGAAAATCTTAGAATTGTACATAAAAAACTTGACACGCTAGCTTTCAGACCTTAGCTTCGAGCCTAGTAGTTAGCTAAGAAATAAGGATTACAATATTAAGATAAGCCTTTTAATTTCTTAGGTACCTAAGTAAGAAATCGAGACTGTAAGGAGGTCATATATGACAAAAGCAAGGGCTAAAAAGCCTACCAATAAAGAAAGAGACAAAGCGATTGCAATGCACGATGCTTATCTAAGAGAGATAGGTAACAAATTCAACGCATTATACAACCAAGTCCAGGATTTCTTTGCTGTATTCTCTATGTATGTAGAGTACTGTGAAGATGATGAGGAATTTGGTAAGTTCGTAGAGAGCAAGATTAAGGAGGCTAAAGCAAATGATGAGAAAGCTAAGAAAAAGACTAAGATTTTGGACAAATCGGGTAATACAACACCCTCTAGCTCCAAAGATACACCTGATACTGTACCAGTTAACAAAGTTGTTGATAAATAGTATGTATTTAGCGTATCTTCAGACAAAGCTCTTTGGATTAAGAGCATTTCACATAATTCAAAAGGAGGTCATATGTATAGTGAAGACTTTGAGAAGATAATCGAACAGGTTATAGAATCGGAAGGTGGCTATGTTAACGACCCAACAGATAGAGGTGGAGAAACTAAGTACGGAATAAGCAAGAAGGCTTATCCAAAGGAAGATATAAAGGCTTTAACCATAGATAGGGCTAAAGAACTGTATTATCTACACTATTGGAAGCCATCTAAATCTTATCTCGTACCACCAGCACTACAGCATGTATACTTTGATATGGCTGTCAATTTTGGTCTTAGGGGTGCTGGTAAAGTGCTTCAAAAGGCTATTAATGGCAAATACAAAGGGGCAGTGGTCGTTGACGGAAGAGTGGGTCCTAACACGCTCAAGAACATTAAGAAGCTGGAAGTCGATAGACTCCGAGCATACAGAGTATTAAAGTTTGCTGAGATAGTAATAAAGAAGCCAGCACAGGAGAAATTCTGGTATGGATGGTTTAGAAGGAGTTTACATGTCTGATTCAAGGATTACTAAACTTCAAACCTTATATTGCACTGTATGTGGCAATAGGGAAGATACCAGTAACATAGGGTTAATTTATGGTGTTCATACCTGCATCTCTTGTGCCGAAGGAATGGGCGAGGAGTTGAAGGAAAGAGGAATGCAGAAACCCGTAAAGGGAACAAATGAAAGAATTGTAAAACTAATATCACATCGCTTAGAGGTAGGTCAGAGTAAGTATAGACAGGACATGCAACTAACTGATGGTCGAGATATGATTCAGGAATCCTTGGAGGAGATATTAGACGCTTGTGTATATGTTGCTACAGAAATTCTTAAATTAAAGGATAGAGTAGAAAGATATAAAGCTAATGGTGCATTAGGAAAGGATTACTAAATGGTAGAAATTATGTTAATGTTTATTCTTGTTCTTGTTTTCTATAACAGTAAGTTATGGGAAAAGGGAGAATGGGAAGTAAATAAAACAAAGTGGCTATACTATTGGAAAAATAGGTAATGCCAACACCATTCATGTGTCATGGCTGTGATAAGCCGACAATGAATAGTGACGGAATATGCGATAATTGTGTACAAGATAGCAATCAATCACAAGGATGGGAGGAAGTCGTACCCGGTGTATACGCAGAAAGAAGCGAAGGACAAAGGGGTCCAATTTTCCCATTGGAAGTTAGCAAAAGAAAACGAATATTGCCTAAGCGATGATGGTTATGTTGCTATTGTATTAAAGAGAAAACTATATGAATCAGACAGAAATCAGCCAACCTTGTATATCAGAACTCCATATGGGTACATTATGCACAATCCAAAATCTAAGACACAGAAATTTTATGCCGAGGGCAGGTCGACTCCTTGGACCCTCACTGGGAAACCAGCCCTTGAAGTACAGTCTCGTTCCGAAAGATGGAAGAACCTTGCCCTCGCATATGTTTCAACAAACTTTGAAGCAGACCTTGCTATTGATATGGTCATGGGTCAAACAACTCCCCAGCAGAGAAGACGCTGGAAAAGAAGGATTAGAACAGAGGAGTTTAAAAAAGTGGTAAGAGAAGAATTAGATGTATTATTAAAAGACTCGGGTAAGGACTCTAAGTATGTAATGGAATTACTAGAGGAAGCAATACAGATGGCAAGAGATAAGAAAGATGTTACCAATATGATGAGGGCAACAGAAAAGCTTATGTCATTACATGGTATGGATGATAAGGACACTATGAAGACCACAAGGTCTATAGAAGGTGTATCTACTAAAAAATTAATAGCCGATGTTCTGGAGGAAGAACAGAAGTTGAAACTAACAGAAACAACGGAAAATAATGGAGAACTACGAGGAAAAGTATCAGAAACTCCAAGTACTTAAGAAGTTTAGGGAGAATATGGGACTTTTTGGTAAAGTCTGTTTCCCTACTGCTCTTAATAGGGATATTCCACCTTTTCACACTGAACTATATTCCCATCTTCGCAATGAGTCTAAGAAAAGGCTTCTTATTGCGGCTCCCCGTGGCACTGCTAAGTCTACTACTGTTAGTCTCATTTACCCCCTATGGAAAGTTGCATTTAAACCCGAAACTGAAGACTTATTCATTGTCATTATATCAGAAAGCCAAAGTCAGTCTGTCAACTTTCTCTCAAGGATAAAGTACCATCTTACACATTCAAAAACTTTCTCAGAGAACTTTGGAGACATGGGTCCCAATACTTCTCGTAGGTGGACTAATAATGATATTATTCTGGCAAATGGTTCTCGTATTATCGCTGTGGGGACTGGTCAAAGAGTTAGAGGGTTCATTGAGGGTGATACAAGACCTAACCTTATTATTATTGACGACTTTGAATCAGAGTTAAACGCATTTACCCCAGAAGCCCGAGCTAAGAATCGTAAGTGGATTACTGAAGCTGTTATACCATCATTATCAGATGATGGTAGAATAGCGATGATTGGTACAGTAATATCAGAAGATTGCTTTTTATGTTGGGCTAAGGAGTCACCTGCTTGGGATGTACTCTGGTATTCTATATGGGATGAGAATGAGAAGAGTTTATGGGAAGCTAGATTCCCTAAAGAAAGAATATTACAGATTAAGGATGAATTTTCCTCAGTAGGAAACCTTAATGGATTCTATCAGGAGTATATGAATATAGCACAATCTCCTGATGATGCTCCCTTTAAACCTGAATATATCCAAATACATCACTATGACTTTGAAATCAGAGATGGACAGTCTCTCCTTGTTAAAGAGAAACCTGACGAAGAAGATGAGTTAGTTCCAGTAGCAGTATACTCTGGAGTTGACCCAGCATCTTCATTATCTATAAAAGCTGACTTCTTTGTTATTGCAACATTAGGAATAGATAAAAAAGGTAATGTATATATGATTAATCTTGTTAGAACAAAGATTGACCCTGCTGAACAGCCGGATGCTATTATTAAGCAATATAAGAAATATAGACCTAAAAGAATGAAGATAGAAACTGTTGCTTATCAGGAAGCACTTAGGAGTGCTGTTAGGAAACAGATGCAAGAACAAAACTTATATATACCGGGACTGGAGAAGGGCGTTAAACCCAGAAATAGAAAATCAGAGCGATTACTTTCACTGGTCCCGTTACTTGCGAAAAAACAATTCTTTTTTAGACCTCAGGATATTGAGGCACAGTCTGAGTTCTTATCTTATCCAAGAGGAAAGCATGATGATGTTATGGATGCTGTATGGACTGCATTAGATGGTGCAAGACCTACTAGAAGAGAGCATTTTACTGCAATAGACAAGGCAGAAGAGCTTGGAAGAAAAGTACTTGACTGGATGACAATGTAATAACTAATTTCATGGTGGATAACTTATGGCTGAGAAAAGTACATCTAAACAAATTCATGTAGAGGAAACTCAAGACCTCTTTACCGATTACTCCAATAATAGAGAGAAATGGGCTGTTCAAGCTCAAGAAGACCGAGAGTTCAGATTAGGACAGCAATGGACTAAAGAACAAGCTCAAGTTCTTAGAGAGCGTGGTCAGGCTCCAATTGTAGTAAATAGACTTCATCCAGCAGTAGAAATGGCAAAAGCCCTACTAACTGCTAATAGACCTCAGTTCAGAGTTTCACCCCGTGAAGATAGTGATAATCAAGTAGCTCAGTTATTAAATGGATTACTTGCTTATATGTGGGATATATCAGATGGTGTAACAGCACTTAGAAGTGTAGTAGATGATTACTATGTTTGTGGAATGGGTGCTATGTTAGTATATCAAGACCCTATGAGAGACAATGGTAAGGGTGAAGTTGTTATTAAAGATATAGACCCATTAGATATTTATATAGACCCTAACTCAAGAGATAGATTTGGTGACGATGCTGAGAACATTATTATATCAAGGATGTTCACAAAGAAGCAGGCTGCTAAACTTTATCCTATGTATGAGTCTAAGGTTAAAAATGCTACATCAGATAGAAGTTCTGATAGACCTTCAACAGGTAGAGAACATGATGGAAAGGCAATATTCCCTGAAGATATAGAAACATTAACTGATTCTGCATTAGGTAAATCTGATGAATATGTAAGGGGTTATGAGAGATACTATAAAGAAATGGTATCAAGATATAGAATACACGAATCATTTACTGGTAGAGAAGCAGTAATGGATGATGAAGAATTTCAAGCTTATACTGAACAACCAGCATGGTAT